AGCTCCGGCCCGGTCAGACCCGCGGCGTGCCCTACCTGGCCCCCGTGGTGGAGGCCCTGAAACAATTGGACCGCTACACCGAGGCCGAGATCATGGCGGCGGTGGTGAGCGGCATGTTCTCGGTGTTCGTGAAGTCCGAGTCCGGGATGAGCCTGCAGGACGCCACGACCGGCCAGCCCCCCGCGGCCGGAAACATGGAGCTGAACCTGAAGCCCGGCGCCATCATCGACCTGGCCCCGGGCGAGTCCGTCGAAGTCGCCAACCCCGGCAGGCCGAACGCCAACTTCGACCCCTTCATTCAGTCCATCCTGGTCCAGGTTGCGATGGCCCTTGAGGTCCCTTTTGAGGTGCTGCTGAAGCGGTTCAACTCCAGTTTCTCGGCCAGCAAAGCGGCACTGCTGGAAGCCTGGCGGTTCTTCAACGGGCGGCGGGCCTGGCTCGTGACGGCCTTCTGCCAGCCGGTCTTCGAGGCGTGGATGGATGAGGCGGTGGCCCGCGGGCGTGTCATCGCGCCGGGCTACTTCCAGGACCCCGCCATCCGCCGGGCCTACCTGGGGACCAAGTGGATCGGGGACTCCCCCGGCCAGATCGACCCGACGAAGGAAGTGGAAGCGGCCCGCCAGCGCATCGAGCTTGGCCTGTCCACTCACGCCGAGGAGTGCGCGGCCCTCACCGGCGGGGACTGGGAGACGAAGCACTTCCAGCTTGCCCGCGAGGTCAAGATGCGGAAGGAGGCCGGGTTGATCCGCGACTACTTCCCCGAGGAGTCCGGAGACGCAAGCAAGGCGGCCCAGTCTGGGCAGCCCAAGCCCAAGGACGAGAAGGAAGAAGGAATCGAGGAAGGCACGGAGGAGGAGGGAACCGATGGCACGGCTCGTTGACCTGGTGTGCGCCCCCTGGGCCATCACGCCGCCGATGTTCCAGGAGGTCCTGGGCATCTACAACCGGCACGTTCGCGGGGACAAGATCGACCTCGAGGGCCTGTCTGCAAGCCTGGGCCGCCCGCTGAAGAACGAGCCCAAGGGCTACGACATCGTGGACGGTGTGGCGGTGCTACCCATCGAGGGTGTCATTGCCAAGCGCATGAACCTGCTCATGCAGATCAGCGGCGGCACCTCCACCACCTTCGCGGCCAATGAGTTCATTCGCGCCATGGAGGACCCGCAGGTGCGGGCCGTGGTGCTGGCGGTGGACTCCCCCGGCGGTGCCGTGGACGGGACCCAGGAACTGGCCAGCCTGATCGCCAGCTACCGCGGGGTGAAGCCCATCGTGGCCCACACCGACGGCATGATCGCGTCGGCCGCCTACTGGATCGCCTCCGCGGCTGATCGCATTTTCATCAGCGGGGACACCACGCAGGTCGGCTCCATCGGCGTCGTGGCAACGCACACCGACATGTCCGGCGCCGAGGCCCAGCGTGGCGTGAAGACCACCGAGATCACGGCTGGGAAGTTCAAGCGCATCGCCTCGCAGTATGGCCCCCTCACCCCCGAGGGCCGTGCCTACATGCAGGACCAGGTGGATGCGGTCTACAGCGCTTTCGTCTCCGACGTGGCCCGGAACCGCGGGGTCGATGTGGAGAACGTTCTGGAAAGCATGGCCGAGGGCAGGATCTTCGTCGGCCGGGCCGCGGTGGAGGCGGGGCTGGTGGACGGTGTTTCCACCCTCGACGCCATCATCAGCAGCCTGGCGGAAGGCGAGACCTTCGGCAGCGACTCGGGCAAGGCCGCGGTGTCGGCAGCCCATGACACGAACCTCGAGGCCGGTGCTGCCTCGGAACCCGCAACCTCTCACAAGGAGAACAACATGAACATCGAGACCCTGAAGGCCGAACACCCCGACGTGTTCGAAGCCATCAAGGCCGAGGGTGTGGCCGAGGGCATGACCCAGGGTGCGACCGCGGAGCGGCAGCGTATCCAGGATGTGCTGGCCCAGGCCCTGCCCGGCCACGAGGCCCTGGTGCAGACCCTGGCCTTCGACGGCAAGACCACCGGCCCCGAGGCCGCTTCCGCGGTCCTGGCCGCCGAGCGCAAGGCCCGGGAGACCAAGCTGGGCGCCATGACGGCAGACGCCCCCGCCCCGGCGACCCCCGCGGTCGAATCCGGCTCCCCTGCTCCCCAGGGCGAGGACGCCTGGAAGGCTGAATGGGAGAAGGACGCCGACCTCCGCGCCGAGTTCGGCGGGAGCCTCAACGCCTACCTCGCCTTCAAGAAGGCCGAGGCCAAGGGCACCATCCGCATCGCCACCAAGACCAAGTAGGAGGAGACCATGGCGACTCTCGCAACCGACAAGCAGCGCCCCTACGAGCTGGGGGACCTCAACAGCCTTCCGATGGTGGCGACCGACATCATCTACGAAGGCGCCGCGGTGGGCATCGAAGCAGCTTCCGGCAATGCCCGCCCCCTGAACGCCGGTGATGCCTTCGCCGGGTTCTGCATCCAGAACGCCGACAATGCCACAGGCTCCGCTGGCGACGTGCGGGTCCAGGTGAAGACCCACGGCGAGGTCCAGCTGCCCGTGACCAACGTGGCCGCCACCGACATCGGCAAGCCCGTCTATGCCAGCGATGACGACACGTTTGTCCTCACTGCCACGAGCAACAGCTACATCGGCAAGGTGAAGCGGTTCGTTTCGACTGGAGTGGCCGTGGTGGCCTTCGATGTGCGGTCGGGTGGTGCGGTCACCGCCTTGACCGACAATACCGGTGGAGCCGCGGTGGAAACCCTCGCGGCGATGGTCAACACCGACGCGATTACCGACAGTTCGGGCGGTACCGCCAACGGCACGATCGCGGCGATCACTGGTGCGGCCAACACCGGCTCTGCCGATGTCGGGCCTGTGGCAGACGGCTTCGCCGATGTTGCGGCCCAGCTCGCCAAACAGCGGTCTCTCAACGCGCTGGTGATCGCGGATATCGCATCGCTCGCGGCCAAGATCAACACCTTGATCCAGATGAACAAGTAGGAGAGCGATATGAGCGCCAAAGGACTCGGAAGCCGCGCAATCGTCGGCTACATCATGGACGCCCTCGACCAGCCCCAGAACACCTGGGTCGATGCCGTCTCCAACATGTTTACCTCCGACCAGGAGAGCGAGACCTACAAGTGGCTCGGCACCTCCCCGATCATGCGCGAGTGGATCGGCGGGCGCCAGGCCAAGGGGTTCCGCGAGAACGGGTTCACCATCAAGAACAAGACCTTCGAGGCCACGCTGGAGGTCATGCTGGACGAGATCCGCCGGGACAAGACTGGCCAGGTCATGGCCCGCATCCGCCAGATGGCCGAACGTGCCCAGGACCACGACGCCAAGCTGCTTTCCGCCCTGATCGTGGGCGGCGAGGCCGCCCTGTGCTATGACGGGCAGTTCTTCTTCGACACGGATCACGTCGAGGGCGCCAGCGGCACCCAGAGCAACGACCTCACCCTGGATGTCGCCACCCCCAGCGCCCCCACTGCGTCTGAGGTGGAGAAGGCCATCCTCGCGGCCACCGAGAAGATGCTGGGCTACAAGGACGACCAGGGCGAACCCATCAATGGCAGCGCCCGCGAGTTCCTGGTGATGGCCCCCGCCAACTTCCTGGCCGCCACGGCTGGGGCCCTCGGCACCTCCGTGGTGGTCGATGGGAGCAGCCTTCGAAACAATCTGGTGCAGGCCGTGGGCAGCCTGGGAGGCTTCGTCTACCGCATGGCCATCAACCCGCGCCTCACCAACAACGATCGCTTCTACCTGTTCCGGACTGATGGCGCTGTGAAGCCCTTCATCCGGCAGATGGAGGAGGACCTGACCATCTCAGCGCTTGCCGAGGGCTCCGAGGAGGAGTTCAAAAACAACCGGCACCTCTACGGGATCAAGCGGATCGGCAACGTGGGCTACGGCCTGTGGACCGGCTCCGTCCTGACGACCCTGACCTAGAATTGAGCGGGCGGGGTGGTTCGCTGCCCCGCCCCTCCCCCTTCGCGGGAGGACCCCATGATGAAAATCTACGAAGTGGTCGCCCCCTACGCTGGCGTGAACTCCGGCAGGGTGGAGATCACCCCCGAGCAGGCGCGGGCCCGCAGGTTCGCCCTGGAACCCTTGGGCAACGACCTCTACCGCGTCACGCAGCCCACCGGCTTCAAGCGCGGCGAGATGTTCGCCTTCGACGGCGATATGCCGAAGGACCTGGCCCTGTGCCTGGAAGCCCTCGAGCCCGAGCCCGAGATTGAACCCGAGACCGAGGAGGCCGGGGAGACCGAGGAGGCCATCGAGACCCTGGACATCGACCTCGAGGACATGGACCGGGAGGAACTGCTGTCCTTCGCCAAGGCCATCGGCCTGAACCCGCACCCGAACACCGGCAAGCCCCGGCTGCTGGAGGTCATCAAGGAGCGGCAGGACGTCATGCTGGCCGAGCAGGAAGCGGCCCGCGAGGAGGCCTGACGCATGACCTTGGACGCCGACCTGGAGACGATGCTGGCCGACTTCGGAGTGCCCGCGGTTCACGCTGCCGAGACCGGCAAGGTGATCGTGGACACCACCGACGAAGCCATCCTCCAGGCTGGCGGCCCCGGCGTCGTCGGCAAGATGGTCTCCGTGCTTTGTCGGACCTCCGACTTTCCCACCCTCAAGATCGGGGACACCTGGACGGTGGACGGCGCTGCCTTCAGGGTTGCGGACCGGCTCCGGCTGGATGACGGCCTGGTCTCCAAGGTCCTGTGTAGGGTGTGACGATGGCATCCCTCCGTTCCCAGATCCTCGACCACCTGAAGGGCCTGCTGGAGGCCCCCGGCAAACCGACGGGGCTCACGGTGGAGACCCTACGGCTGCAAAACCTGGAGACGGTTGGCCTGCCCCACTGTCTCATCCGGCCGACCGGGGAGACCGTGGAGCTCGCCAACCCAGACAGTCTGCGCTGCCCTGTGGTCGTCCGTGACCTCCGGGTGGCGGTGGACTGCAGGGCTAGCGTGGCAGATGGGCAGACCGTCGAGGACGCACTGGACGCCCTGCTCGTGTGGGTCACGAAGGCCATCCTGGCGGATCCACGCTTGGGCGCCCTGGCGATCCACACCGAGGAGAACGGCACAGACTGGGCTGGCGAGGACAGCGCAGATGGAACCCTCGCCCTCGCCACCATCAACTTCACCGTCCGATACAGGACCAAGACCAACGACCAAGAGGTGAAAGCATGAAGATCAAAATCCTCACCGACACGCACGAACACCAGGACCAGAAGGTCCAGCCCGGGACCGTCCTGGAAGTTGACGAACCCACCGGGAAGCACCTCATCGACATCGGCGCCGCCGAGCCTGCCAAGACGAAGGAGTAGACCATGGCAACCCCCGATTCTGGAAACATCTACCTCGGCGCCGGCGAGGTGTGGTTTAACCGCTTCGGCGCCAACGGGTCGCCGACCCAGTGGCGCCACCTCGGCA